TTAACGAGGTCTTCAAGGATCTCACGATCAATCTCAAGAGCAATTTGCTCGGAGAGAATGCTTGTAAGCTCTACCTCTGCATCCAAGTTGTGGTATGCGTTGAGGTCTTGACCAAGCTCTGGGGACCACTTAGCCTTGAGCTTCTTGGTGTTAGCTGTCACGGAGACAGAGTCCACCTTGATATCAATCTCTGGGATTGACTCCTCGTTCTCAAGGCCCCACGGTGTAGCTGCAACAACAGCACCTACGGCGTTACCGCCGGCTGCGGCAGTACCGCCGAAGTTATCAGTTCTCTGATATACACAAGTAGTACTTGTTCCACCCTGGTTTAGATCGTGCTGCGCGTTACGGTTAGCCACAGATGCGGTATCAGACGCGAAAACGAAATAAGCTGTTGTACCACCGGATAGCTGAGTCAAGCGACGAACAGGTGCGAACTCTACATTATCAGTTGCGTTAACAAGAGATGCGGAGATCGAAATCAGATTATCACCGGAAAGACCGGTCAAGCCACTAACGTCGCCTGTGTAGATAATTACGTGGGTTGAGCCAGAAGTTAAATCGGGGTCAAACTTGCAAATACGATCGATCTCTGCGCGGGTAAGAACCCCCTCTGCACCGGTAGAGCCAGTGCCGCCGAATACGTCCTGCTCGATTGCTGTAAGTGTAATAGCAGTAGAGCCGGTGTGGGAAGCGTAGCCGTTGTTCAATGCATATAGGCCCTCTTCTGCGCTGGCGTCAAGATCGACACCACCAGTCAACTGCTGACCTACAACATTACCACCGTAAAGTGATTCGGCTGCGGTTGCGCCGGCACTAGTCTTAGTACTGGTGAACTGGAAGTCTAGGAAGAAGATAAGACCAGAGGGAAGGCTCATGGGCTGAACCGACACTAGGTCGTTTGCAATAAGTCCGCCGAATACACGACGTACAATTGGGAAGGCGACAGAAGCGAAGCCTTCGACATCACCAGCACTCATGGTACTGGCCTCTTTTAGTAGTTGGGCAGCCTGATTCTCTAAGAGACGGGCCATTCCGTTTTTAGCACTATCGTCGTTTAGACCCTCTAGAAGTCCGGTGCGCTCCCACTTCTCTAGTAGAGCGCTGCCTTCGTTCTGTAGGCTTCTTTCGACAATGCCTTCTGTTAATTTGTCAAGCACAGACATTGTAATATCCTCCATTAAATTTTGTTATTAAGTCCTGCTAAAGTTTTCCAACGACCTAACGTTGAATCCTTTTTATCCTGTACTTTCTCATTGCGAGTAAGTATCATTGTTGAGGAAACTTTATTAACTGCTTCGCTCAGCGATTCGACCGACTTCTTATTATCTCTAGAAGTACGCACTGTGCTTTGAAGAGTATCATATATAATTTTTGCTTCTTCAACGGTTTCGGCTGTTGATAACGCTTCGGCAATTTTCTCTTTTTGCCGCTCATTCAGGGAGGGATCCATCAATGCCTTATTTTTAAATAATAATTTTGCATTCACAAGATTGGTTTCATTAAGTTTATTCTTAAGAAATTCTACCGCTTCTTGTAGATCTACAATGTTTTTATTTGAATTATTTAAATCTTTTTGTAAATTTTGTAAATTGTTCTTTGACTCTTCGAGTTCTTCAAGAGTTTTATTTAACTCTTCAAGCTCTTCTTTTACTTCACTGTCTTGAGCCAAAGCTAGTAATTGATCTTCTATTTCTTCAAGATGAGAGTTGGGTATACCATTATTGCCCCATCCGGATGGTGTGGGATTAATATCAACAGTTAATTCTTCAACTAACTCTTCCAACTCTTCTAAATTGAAATCGACGTCTTCCGCGATTGGCACCTCCGGCGCTGTGGCCAGGACCTCGTCGGCTGCAGCTTCATGTGTTTGTGTAGCTGTTTCAGGCATTTGTTTTTCTAATTCTGTAAAATCGATAGTAATTTCTTCTGGCTGGCCGTCATTGTCCATGTCCGGGCAGCCGCAAAGATCTTCGCCATCGGTAGCAGCAAGAGGCATTTCTTGCACTATCTCTGGGACTGTTTCCGTGGTCATAGAGTCGAGTTCCATACCTAAACCAGATCCTAAAACATCGTCTTGTTCAAGCAATTGGTCGACCGCTTCTTTTATTTCTTTTGAATATTTCTCAACAACTGCTTCTTCCGCATTTTTAAGGGCCACCTCTTTTAGAGCGGCTGCATCAATAACGGCTTGTTCTAACATATCTGACATCTAAAATCTCCTGAGATAGGTATAACCCATTAATAAGTAGTCGTATTTTTATCAAAATTCCATTTTTTGCTATATTAGCTATCTGCGAAAGGAGTGCCCTGTGTACCGGAAACATAAATCGCCTTTCCATTTGTGACAACCCAAGTATCTGCGGCAACTGCAGTAACAGTCACTTCTGAATATATACCGCCCGTTGTCGTACCATTAAATATGATAGCGCTCGTGCTTCCTCCGGAGTTAAACGGAGTAACTGTAACCGTAGCGCCCATTCCAGCGGATTTATAGCTATGAATCTGGCCAAAAATTACTTCATTGGAAGTGTCGGCACAAACAATCTTGTGTGAATTGCTTGTTGCGCTAACTTTCACAAGGAATGTGAAGGTGCAGCCGACATTAGCAGCAGTACCAGCGTCGGGCAGCGTAGCTACGGCTCCATCAGCATCGTTAAATACGATTATTGCTCCAGAGTCGCCGGCATATAGCTGTGTATCTGCAGTCATGACGATGTATGGTCTCAAAGCTGAGAAGGCTTTAGTGACGTTTGTTGTAGAGCCAGCAGCAGTACCCACCGCTCTTGCCACCGTTGTGCCCTCTGCTTGAATAATAGTATCGCCATCGACAGTTAAAGTTAAGTCGGCGGCGTGAGAATCATCGTCAATGGTCGTAATCGTAGTTGCGCCATGAGTAGTGGTAGCAATTGTACATTTATCACCTGTGTCGGCAGAGCTTAATAGCGTTAAATCCGTTCCGCCGTCGGCGCAGTTAATAATTACTCCGTTATTCGTGTCGGCACCTGTGGAGGTAATTTCCATACCAGTGGCTGTACTTGTACCATTAGTGCCGCCGGTGACGGTCATCGTAATGCCTTTCACAGTTGGTGTCCCGGCGTCGGCGGCGTGAGTCAGTGTTGGCGTTAGGTTCATGCCGACCATCGTGTTGACACCGTTGGTCGCGGTGGCATTATCTATATCCATGAACATGCCGAACATTGTATTGTTACCAGTGGAAGCGCCTGTCTTGTCATAATCGATTGAGAGAGCAGTAACAGTAGTATCACTGGTATCGGTAACATTACAGTCAACCAAGACTCCCGGGTGGTCATTAATAGGGTTGAACTCGACTGTACCACCAGAGATATCAAGCTTGTTTGAACTGTGAGTAATCGTCATGTCGCCATTATTAAAATCAACAACACCTCCTGAAGCTAAGAAAAGGTCAGACCACCCTAGTGATGTGGTTCCCAGAGCAGTTCCATCATTGGACCCGGGGGACAAGCTGTTCTCTGCTAATTCAACTTCCTTAGAATTATTTGCATAAAAATTGATTTTATTTGCATCCTCAAAATCAATCTTAGTTTGATCGTCTTCTCCAATTTTAACATCAGTGGCCAGAATAGAGCCAACAGATAAATTGCCGGCAGAATCCAAGGTCATATGTTCTGTCAAGGTACCATTCAGTGACGTAGAAAAGACCATATTTGAGTCTTGTGTACTAGCAGTCGCCGTAAAAGCTTCATTTTTCTTAACCGCAATTTTACCAGAATCAACAGCAGTGCCGCCAGTATCTTCTAAATCAAACTGCATCGCGACAATACCGGCAGTACTATTCGCATCGCTTTGATTAATAAGTTTTAGAGCGACGAACTCTCCGTCGGTATCTTTAGTGATTGTCTGCAGCGCTGTAAAGCTATTAGCCGCAGAAGTAGTAACTGCTCCAATGTCTGAAGCTACATCTGTGCCTGCTCGATAATCTACATTTCCGCTAGAATCTAGAACCAGGAACTTATCCGTATCTTCGCCTGCTGCAGCAACAGTTGTAAGAAGAAGTGAGCCTGCGACTGTCGTTACAGAGTTAGATCCGTTACCAATCGTAGCATCTACTTCGCCATCTGCATTGCCATCAACCAAAATTAGGCCGGCTTCTAGGCCGGCGTCATGGGAAGCAACGGATAAGGTAAGTCGTCCGCCCTCTGCTCCAGAACTAGCGTCTTCTACTTCACCAGTAATACGAGCATATTCTGTAGCGGTCGGCGTTCCGTCATCCATGCCGTAGAATTCAATAATACCACACACATCACTATCGGTACCATCATTTCCAGCATGTGTGTTGTTTAGCCGAAGAATACCGCCGGCTGTATCGTCAGCAACGTTCTTAAGCTCAACCCGGGTGCCGTCATATAAAAGATTAGCTTCTGCGGCGAAAGTGTTGTCGCTGGTTACCCAAGTTATGATAGCATTGTCTGTATCGCCGGCGACAGATCTTGCAGAGCCTCCGCCGCCTCCGCCGGCTAGGCTGGTGCCATCTGTAATTTGGATATCATCGCCGGCATCTGTGGTAAAGTAAAGCTGATTTGGAGTGGCTGTCTTCACCCAAACTTGACCATAGGCAGCATTATCGCTATCTGCGTCAGCCTGCTCTTTTAATGTTAGCGCGCCTTCAACAGTTAACTTTGTTTTAGGGCTTGTAGTGCCGATACCAACTTTATCATTATCTGCATCGACGGATATTGTTCCGCCGTCTACTTCTAAGTCTGGAGTGCTCGTGTTACTTGGTGAAAACTTTCCCATTATATTTATACCTTATGTTCCTTAAGCCGAGTCTACAACATCTGTTAAGCCGGATCCGGTTAGTTCAAACATATATTTAGTTGGTATATCTGTTAATTCTGCGAAAACTTCATAAGCGCCATTATTACCCTGTGATGTAACATATATCTCTTTGCACCTAACATTCATAGTAATAGAATCTTTGTTATCGCCTAATGTAATATAATGAAAGCCTGCAGTAACATTCGAATTAGCCACCGCGTCGTTGAAATGTACGCGCAAATCGACATTTGTTCTATTGATTACAGTAACAGATCTAGCAACAAACGGAAACTCAATCTTTTCTTGAGCCCCGTTTTCAATTGTTGCAGAACCAGTGCAATAGGGTCTGCCCGCGACCTGATAAGAACCGACATGACCTAAACCGGGTGAAAATCGGTATCTATCTGGCCCTTGTTCTTCGTATGCTGGATTACTCATTTTCTCTCACACTCCTTATGAATATTTTATTTCCATTTTGCGGCGGCGGTCAGCTTCTGCTTTGCGCGCGTTTCTCATTTTTTTTATTTTTGCTCTTCTTCTTTTAGAAGAGGGCTTCTCGTAATATGCCCTTTCTCGGGCTTCCTCTAATATTTTTTCTTTTTTAACTTTTTTAATGAACTTTTTAATTAGTCTAGTTGAATTTCCGCGTACTTCTTTTAAAGAAACTGCGACATGTACTGGTCTAGCCATTTTATTTCCTTATATTAATTGTTTCCACTTGCCGCCGGAAAGACCAACAATGCCATCAATATTGACGCCAGAGTCGCCGGGTCGGACGCCTGCTAAGGGATTTCCGGCAGAAGGTTCGCTAGGTATAGCTTCCGTGCCTTGAAAAACATCAACATTGGTCATGCTGGCTTCATTCAATCTTTTTATTCTCTCCTGCCTCTCTAATTCGTACTTTTCCTCTAACTCTCTCTGCTTTTCTTCGCCTTCATCTTTAGAGCGTATAGTAATGCCCTCTGTAACAACTCTTTGCGTCTCTAGGCCAGAAACAACTTCAGAAATTATTCCAGAAAGTACACCCTCTTCAAAAATGCATTCTTTAATACATTCTTTGATTAGGGGCTTTAAGACTTGTTTTAATTCTTCTTTTTTCATTTTAATCTCGTAAGATGTCGTCGAAGGCATCATTAATACGATCAGACTTTGTTGAAGGCTGTATATTCTCCGATAAGCCGACCGAAACTCTGCCTCTACTATTTCCCTCTGGGCTTAAGAAGGCGCCTGGAGTGGATGGCTCGGAGACGATGTCGAAACAAATTAATTGGAAATCGTCCTCTACCATTGTTACTCCGTTGGCCTCTCTAACAGACCCAAGTCCCCTAGACGAAATGCCTAGCTTCACTCCGGAATTTATTAACGCCTTTAAAACATTGCCCGATGGAGTATCCAATACTTCAATCTTACCCATGACGCTATCGCCATCCCACCACATCTTGCTTACCAAGTGTGAGGCATTTTTCAGGTTAATTACAGAATCATCGGGATGATCTAGCTCTCCTAAAGAGCGGCGTTCGCGGACAGCTTTTTGGTAATTCTCGACTTCTCTTTGCAAAGTTTCTTTGCGATATATTCTACCATTACCATTTTTTGTGCCGGCCTTTTGGCAAACTCCAACAAGATATACAGAGCCGCCATCGACGCGCCTCTTTTCATCTTCAGTTAAGACAGTTAAATCACATATACCATCAGGACAAAGTTGGAAATATTCTTGTAAAAGTTCTTGGGCCATTTATCCAGATCCTAGCTTAAAGAAGCTTTAAGAGCGTTTAATTGCTCTTCTAGTTGGGCAATCGCGGTGGCTACAGTATCTGCACCTTCTTCCACTGTCTCCTCTTCATTAACAGTTTCTTCCTCATTTACAGTATCGTCTTCTGTGACGGTGTCTGTGTCTGTGGTTTCTTCTACTGTTTCTTCTGTTGTCTCGGTGACAGTTAAGTTTGTAATCTCTTCTTTGATGATCTCCATCAATCTTTCTTTTGTAATCTTCATTTTAAAAACCTCATTTATTGTTAAAAATTAAAAAATATTAAGCAGGCGCCACCTGCTTGAACTAGCTACCCTTGCAGCAACGTCTTACCTCTGGTGTGTTCCGGCGTCTCATTGTTGGTCCTCTCTATTTTTATTCCACAATCCCCAAAAACCATATTTAAAATATATGAGGTTCCGGAGCTTAAGCATCCCAAAAGAAATGCATTTAAATAATTATATTCAAAATTAAATAGTTCCGTTAAGCTATTAATTCCAAAAAGAAAAACGCCGACCCAGAAGCCCATACACATAGAACATTTGGATAGATCGCCAAGGACGCCTTGTTTTGGCCTTATAGAATCAAATATTTTTCCATAAACCAATATCTGAGTCATGCCATAGGCACAAAGAATAAAATATACTAAATCCACCCGTACCTCTTAGATTCTATATACTGCTGCTATACCATAAGGACGGACGCCGGGTCGCAAAGAACCCTTGCTTGTAGCATGCCGTTCTGGATCAAAGTCTGTCGAATCTTCTGGTCCGGGCTCTGTAAGCCTCTTCTCTTCAGCATCCTCGTAGGCAGTCTCATATTCAAAGTAGGGTCGTTCCTCTTCAATAAACTTGCCAACACTAAAAAGTGCAACTTGAAATGGATTATAATCCTTGCTTTCTGCAATTTTTGCTTCCATAGATGAATAAACAGTTCCACCCTGAACTGATTCTAACTCAATAACTCCCTTTCTTCTTAAGAAATGGAATAGGCGCTCTTGGGCTTCATATACTTCATCATTCATTCTATCTTTTGCAAAAGCTAATATTTTTTTCTTGGCTGGCATTAATACAATATCGATTTCCTTATGATCAAAAATCATAACGTTGCCGTCTAAAGTTCTACGAGCTTTTAATTCCATAGAAAGTTGTGGTTCTGCCTTGGTAGGCTCACTCACTTTGATTTTAATTTCTTTTGGAGCATCGGTTGGCTCGTTTACTTTAATATTAATTGCCATTATTCAACAATCTCATTTGCCAAATCTTGTATTTTCAAGATAGATTTTATTAATTTTGTATTAATTTCTTGATTTCTAAAATCATCAATTACATTTAATGTTCGATTTGCTTTCTCAACTAAGATGGTATCCTCTTTTTTTACATTCGTTGAAAAATTCTCTACAACTTCACGTAAACGACATATCTCTTCATTTAAGAATATCTTAAGCTCAAGGCCGTTATCTGAGAAGGAGGTGATAAACTTATTAAGCAAATCTCTCTGTTCTGTTCTTAGTTTGCCGGAATACTCATCGTTAAAGCGCTTAATAAACGAATTGAAAACTAATTTATCCCCGGGAACCTTATTTTCAATTTTACTATTCTTGCTCGATAAGTGATTAATAATGCTCTCTTCTAGGAGTACTTTCTTTTTTGGGGAAAGATCGGAAGAATTAAATAATTGATAAATGGTCGCCAAGCTCTTGTATTGTGGCACAAAATTATTAAAGACATCTTTGCCTAGAGACTTATTAATCTTTTTAATTACTGTGCTCTGCTCGTCAAACACTTGTTGTTTATTTAGAGAATTGTATTTGACCTTGGATTCATAAAGAATTTTTTCTGCCATGTGAGGCGGCATACTATCGATATCAGTCAAAGACCTGTAAAGCTCAAGTTCTTGGCCTAAAACAGAGTTTTTATTAAAGCTCTCCTTAATAAGGGAGGCAATCATTTCTTTTTTTTGTAAATCTTTATCCATGACAGCCTTAACCATTTCTTTGATTAGGGCCTCAAAAATAAATGCGGTATTCCTCTTTTTATTATGTTTGAACTTCATTGGTCGCGATTCTCCATCTCCATAATTAGTTTCTTCAAATCGCTATTGACTTGAAAAATCTTTGCTTCTTCGTCGCTAGAAACACTATCAAGACCCTCTTTTGTCACGACACCTTTTGACAAGCTTGTCATTTGTGCCATATAGGGAAATAAATTTTTTCTAGAGGCATTAGCCGCCCTTCTGTTTATATTATAATGTTGTTTTCTGGCGCCCATATCTCTTTTATCGTCTCTCGTCGGTATATACCACTTACTTTTTGATTTGCTAGTCGTAGTCTCGCCTTCGGAATTCATATATTTGACAGAAGTGTCATCATCTCTTTTACCGGGTGGTTCTGCCAATAAGACACCTTCATCCTCCGCAGCTTCAGGTGAGGGTTCTTCTTCAGGTGTGAGCGCTTCCGGTTCTTCTTCAGGTGTGATCTCTTCTGCTCCAAAATCTTCAAAAGCTGTGCCCAAACCTCCGGGAGTTGCAGCGGCTTCCTCTACACCGACGGCGGCCTCTAGATTTGCATCAAATTTTCTATCGTAAAATACCTGTCTTTGATTTTTCAAGAACTCTTCTTCTGTCATGCCAAAGACATTATTCGCAACCCACTGGCGACTAAAGAAGCCTTCTGTGGCCCCATTGGCAACATCAAACTTGGTTCTCCAGTGCTCCAACTCTTGCAACTCTGCAATCTTGGAGGGATTATTCAATGATAGACTGAAAGATTTCAGGTCCTCTCCCCTATAACCTAAAGTAAAGAGGTGAATAACTGCGATCTTTTCTAGCTCAGAAACTACTGATCTCTGTAATCTCTGTACAGTTCTAGCAAAACGGATATCTTTTTGAGCTAGCGTAGTTTGACTTTCGGTCGCCGCCTCTTCCGCATTTGACAGATAGGCTGCTGGCACCTTCAAGGCGCTGAATAGTTTATCTCTAAGATACTTAATATCATCAATATCGCCTGTATAAGAGCCTCCGGGCAGAGATTCAATCCTAGAATTTGCTCCTGCCCTGGTTGGAATAAAGTAGTCTTCCTCGACACTCATAGGATTATAGCGCAGATCAACGCGGCCAGTATCTTGATCTACAATTTGATTACGCTTCATTTGAGTCATGATCTTTTGCATATATTGCTCTACATCGTTGGCAGCAATATTGCCAACATCAATATAGAAAACTCTTCTCTCCGGAGATCTAACAATACGATATGCCATCACAGCATCTTCCATCAGTGTTAATTGGCGCCAAATTCTCCTGGCGGGCTCCAAAATAGATGTACCATAGGGAGCATATTTATCATTTCCTAAAATTCTAAAGTGTGCAATTTGCCAATTTTCAAATGTTAGGCCGCCGGAATTCCATTGGTATTGCACGTAATTTGGATTAGTTTTATCCTCGCCCTCAAGTCTTTCAACCTCATGAGCGGTTAGGGCGATTGCATGCTTGACGCCTACTTCATCGTCAATATCTAGGTATAAAAAGAAATCTCCAAACTTACACATAGATCGGCACCAACCAAATAAATTAAACTCCACATTTAGAATATTGTGATACAAATTATCTAAAACAAATTTAATTTCCTCATTGACACAACTAATTTTAAGCAAAGAATTAAAAGTAGAAGAAGTGGTCATTTCGTCAGCGTAGATATCTAAAGCAGATGCAATCTCTGGTGTATATTCCATTTGATCAAAATCAACATAGCGCTCTGCGCGGGCCTGATTTGACATGAAGTTGGCTTGCATCGAATCATACGGATTATGATCTTTTCTCTTAAAAGACTGTCCCGATGCTGATTTGAATTTAAAAGAGTCTAACTGTCTACGAGTTCTCTTTCTTGGGACTTGTCGACGATAAGTTGTTATAGGTCCAGAAAAAAGCCTTGTTAACTTTCTATACAAAGTGCTCTCTGGATTTCTAGGATTCTCTTTCTTTTTGCTTGACATTTTTAACCCTTAAGAAGCCACAAAAAATCTTCATATTTTTTACGATTTTCGTGGTCCTCTATTTTTTTATAACCCTGCATTCCGGGGATTGAAGTATTAATTTTTGTATTTGTTGAAATCATTGAGTTCAAAAAAGCTTTTTTATATTCTATTTCTCGGTGGTTCACTGAAAAGGCGATATCTCTGACCCAGCAGCCAATCGCTGCCGCCATAATTAAATCATCATTAAAGCCTTTCATTGATTGTGGCTTCCCATTATGCCACACAAAAGTTTTCATTTCATTATATAGTCTACTTGAATATATCGTAACTAGTTGGTTTCTAATGAATTCTTCCATCTTTGCAACAACTAAAGGTCTTGTTTTTAAAGACATTGTAAAACCAGCTACAGCATTTGTAGTTACCTCCGCTGTCAAAGGGTCAACATATTCGTGACTTGACTTGTAAGAATAGTAAATATTAGGATATGCTATTTCTTCCAATTTGTTAAGCACTGTCCAGCCAACAGAGTTATTTTCTACAACAACCATACAATTGCCATATTCTTTTCCGACTTCATTAATCATGTTAGAAAATATATCTAGGCTAGGTTTTCCTTTATACTCAGCAATTATTTCCATAGTGTCTACTTTAAAAATATGAAACGCGGAGTAATCCTTTCCATCGCCTCTTGCAACGTCAACGGTCATTAAGTACGTACATTCCGCATCATATTCTTCCCAGATCCAAAAATTTCTATCAAATCCGGTCTTATACTTAGGAGCGGTTATATTTTTTTCAATAATTTCCATATCTTCTGAATGAAAAACTGTCTCGCCTGACATGTTAAAATTACACTCAAGCTCCTGAGCGATTTGTCTACGAGACATGTTCTTAGTTTCTTTTTCAAACCATTGCCTATCTCGGTCTGGGTGTACATCCCAGGGCAGAAGTGTGGCGAAAAAATCATTGTTCTCCTCTTCTGCGTCAATATAAGTTTGATGAAACCAATTCCCGACACCATTAGGAGTCGACAATGCAATGCAGCGACCACCAGTAGACAGTGTGGGATACAAACCAGTCCACAACTCGTCTAGACCCTCAACATGAGCAGCCTCATCAATCACCAGCAAAGAGAGGGCTTCTGAACGACCTGCATCTGCTGACGTTGACGATGCCTTAATTTGTGATCCATTTGATAATTCAAAGGAGGTCCTATTGTCTACCGAAATGCTAGCTATCTTTAGCCAAGGTGGCAGGTTTTTAATTATCTGCTTAACTTTTTTAACTAGATTTGCCGCAGTACCAAACTTTGTAGCAATAACCAAAATGTTTTTGTCTCTATGAAACATCATAAGCCATACAATATAAGCAGCAGTTATTGTAGATATACCTAACTGTCTCGCCTTTAATATGACATTAAAACGATGGTCATTAAAACTTTCAACTAATTCTTTTTGGTAGTCATAAGTTCTAAAAGGAATTAATCCCTTAAGAGGGTGAGAAATTTTAGCGTAATTATTAATAAAATAATTTGTGTCTTTGCCCGCTTTTAAAATTTCTTTTATTTTTTCTTCTTTTGTCGGCTCATAGCCCATTATTAACTCTTAGGCACTCTTTGATTTTTGTTCTCTGCCTTGTTGCCCAAGCCTCCGAGCTTCAAAAAGTTTTCAAAATCAGGATCTACTTTCCTATCATCACTACCTTGCAAGATTCCCTCTACATTTTTTAGATTAGTGATCTCATAACTCTTTTGTGCATTAACAAATACACGCACACGAGAGGTCTGCTGTACCATAGCATCACAATCGCCTAGGGCCTTTAAAGAAAGTGTGTCTCCGGTAACCTTCTTATATTGCTTTTTAAGCCAATTAGCAATATCCTCGCAGGTCTGATCCATCTCACTTTCAAAACCATTAGCATGAACATCTTTAAGAGTAATCTCTGATTGGTAGTTGACAATTAACTGATTACCATTAATTTTTATTTTGCAACCATCCATCGTTCTAGAGTCTAAAACTGGATGACCTTCGTCTCTCTTTAATCCAATCTTCACCGGATCGCCATTCTCATCTAAAGCTCCGTCATACATATGGGCCGCAGCTTGAGCGATACCTCTAATTACATCTAAGTCTTGTTGTGACATTATTTTTCTCCTGTGTCAGGGCGCCAACCGCGCTCCCATCTTTTTTCTCTACCTTCTACATATTTTATATAACATTTATAGCAACATTCGTATTTTGCCATGTAAATATCGTCTTTCATATTAAACGAGTAAACTCCGCATACTGGACAATTTCTTTCTTCATCTTTACTAATTAGCGTCTTTGGCATTAAAAATCCATTCATTTCTATCTTTTCATTTTGCTCTTTTGTTTCTCGCTCTTTTTTCGCAACCTCTTTTAATTGTTCAAGATATTCTTTTTCCTTATCCTCGTCCCAAGTGGACATTGGATTTTTAACGGCTTTATCTCCATATTTCTTGGATATAGCCTTCTCTAATCTGACGATCCTATCCCAATCTTTAGACATTTTTATTATGTAGCTCCTTAAACCTCTCACAGATTCTATCATATCTGTCTTGATATTGTTCAAAGTCTTTTATATCTTTTTCATTTCTAACGATGTTTCTTTTGCTTGTGGCTATACTATCCAAGCTTTTTGAAGTATGGCTCCAGTGATATGGAACAATATTTAAATCTGCTAACGACTCTAGTAGATCAAGATGTCTCTCGACAGTTATTTCTTTTACTTTTACACGATGCCATTCAATATAGAGCTTGTCAATATAACTAATGGATCCATTTTTAATCATGTGTTCTACAACTTCGTATTCTGCACCTTCAATGTCCATCTTTAGAATAATGTAATCATCTTTATTAAATTCTTCTTTTATCCAGCGATCAAAATCAATTGATTTTACTGTTTCTGGTTTTACTGAGAGCTTCCCTTTGCCGCCGCTGCCGCGTCGCTCTGCTTTGTCCTTATATACTGACGAACCCTCTCTTCCATTAACATAAAACTCGCGGGCGCCATCTTCTATCCACACTAAATTATTTTTAAATTTAACATCCGGGTATTTCTTAAATGATTTTTCACATTTAATCATACCTTCAAAACTGTATATCTCGTATTCCTTGCTGCCTGGATATTCCTTTTTAAATCTCTTTACTGACGTCGCCTCATGTGCTCCACAGTCTAAGAATATTTTACGCATTTTATTTTCCTTCCTTATTAAATAGTCTATTATTGCAAAGCCCGCCCAGATCCGAAAACCTGGGCGGGCAGTGTCCGACTAATCGAAATTAACCGAAAGTGTAAACATTAAATGCTTACTTGTTGTTGGATTTCTCCAAAGAGAGCTTAAGCTCGTTGATCTGCTCCTGTTGGGCCTTAACGGCTTCAACGAGAACTGAAGTAAGCTTAGCATAATCAATACCAAGTGTAGTCCCACCGCCGGCGGAATATACAACTTCTGGTACTGTGTTCTGCATCTCTTGAGCTAAGAAGCCAACTTCGCGGTGGCCGCTGTTGTCACTCTTGAACTCATAAGAAACACCTCTCATGGACATAACCTTGTCAAGAGCGCTATCAAGTGGCTTGATGTCAGTCTTTAGGGTTGCATCTGAGTAGGTGATGAAGCTACGGGCAGTAGCGTCTGCAGTGCTAGCTAGCGTCAGGTGGCCTTCAATGTCAACCGTGCTGTCAAAGTGAGCAGTCGATGTGACGTTAAGGGTACCAGAAACAGCAGCGTTGCCATTGGCTGTCAAAGCAGCGCAAGTGGTTGCTCCGTCAATGTTGACCGCACCTTCAAAGTCTGCAGCACCTTCAACTTCGAAAGTTGAAGTAACATGTGCAGCGCCTTGGACGTTAAGGGTACCAGTTAGAGCCATGTTGCCACTAAATGTCGAATTACCGCCAACAGTCATCTGATCAACGACCGCAAGGCCAACACCGGAGACTTTGCCAGCAGTAATCTGGCCCGTGGAGGTGATGGTGCTGGAGCCGTTGTTGATGTTGCCGAAACCACTAGTAATAGAACCAGCGTTAAGCGCGCCGACCGCAGCGAGGCTAGTCAGCGACGTCAGGTTGGCGTGGTCATTAAGATACGTAGGAATACGGCTCATTGCGGACTTACGGTTGGCACCGGAGGCACCATCGTCGACCATAAATAAGTCAGCGTCAGCTAGGCCGGCGC